ATCAGGCGCTGGTTGCCTATCCTCTCCTCTCGCAGGATCACTCCACAGCCTCCCACACCGCGACGCCCTTGGTTTTGCGCCTGGTGATCTTTCCGGCTTGGGCGAGAAGCACGAGGTGCCGGTTGATCAGCTGTCTCGTCCTGCCAAGCGCATAGGCCACGTCGGGGCACGTCATGGGCTTTGTGAGGACGCGCATGATGTCGTCGCGGGTTGCGATGCCTTTGGCGACGATGGCGGCTTTGGCCGCGGCTACGTTCGGGTTGTCCGGCGCGGGCGGCACATACTGGCGCATGGTTGGGGGCTGGCCTTGCTCCAACCGTGCCAGCTCCTGGTAGGAAGGGACGCGGCCATATCGGGCCTTGAGTTCGGCGCGGTAGTCCCGGACGGTGCGGGTGGACTTCGGCGGCATCGGGGTTCTGATGCAGACGGTGTGGTATTCGATCATGCGATCCTCCAGATGCGGACGCCTTTGCCTTCCTTTCTTGCGGCGAAGGTCTTCTTAACACTTTGGGTCCTCCCCCAAGCCCTTGCGGCGAATGCTTGCTTGGATTTTGTCCCGGTTGGTTCATCGTCAAAGAAAACGCTATCACCAACCTCCATGTCTGGCCATTGATACTTGGCATAGCGCCCTTTGCCTTGCCACGTCGGGAACGGAACGTTTCTGTCTATAACCTGTTTCACGAAAGACACTCCCTTTCACTTCAAACATAGGATTACACGTCGCCCAAGAATTGTAAAGCAAAATCCACCGAAACTTACATGGATGATTGTGGAGGATTGAGACTGCCTAAGTGATTGATTTGTATATATTGAATACAATCATCATCATCTTCCACATCTTCAATATGGTCTGTTTCTCTATTCCATACCCCTTATAGGGGCCTCTTGGGGTCTGTATATGTATCTGTATGTAGGGAAGATGTGGATAATGATGATGATTTGATTTTCAAAAGCAATAACAATGACTTAACCCATTTTACCCTTGTGGAACATTATGGATGATGGCAGGTTCAGACCTGCGCAGGCCGCCATTTGCAAATTTGCAAACCTTTATAGGTCCGTTTTGAGACCAATTTGCAAACTAGGCCCTGCCGCTCCATTTTGGTCAGAAGTTCGTCGGCCTTGGCCCCGGAAATGTGCATCCTGTCGGCCAAGACTGCGCTTGTCGTTCCGTTGTCCGGGTCCATGAAGTTCAGAATCCGGGCCGCCATGGCATCCTCGGGGCGGGCCTTGGCGTTGTCATTGGCGAAGACCAGCTTGATCTTGGCGTCCAGTTCTGCCCGCACATAGGCAAATGCCCAGCGCACATGATCGGCGGTTCTGACGCCTGTCGGGATGGCCAGGATAAAGCTGACCTTGGCAATCATTTCATAGCTGCGCCGGATCAGCGCCACCGATGCCTCGCCCGTGTGCTGCTCCATTTCGTCGGCATAGGAATGCAGCCACCGGGAAATCTGGCCCATCATCTTGGCCGCGTCCTCCGTGGTCTCGACCACATCGCGCGACCCGGCAAACTCCACCCGGCCAGACTGCCCGTCAAACATGCTGAAGGACCCGCCGCTGAAAAGCTGGGTCAGCCGCATGGCGATATGCGTGGGCATGGGACGCTTCTTGAAGCCTTCACGAGCCTCCGGGTTATAATCCCGTTCAAGGATGATCAGCGACCGCCCCACGAAGCCCTGCGTGGCTGTTTCGCCGTCCATGATCCCGTCGAAGGTGCCGGGCGTTGTGTAGCCCACCAGCGACAGGAATGGCCGTTCCAGCCCGTCATCAACCATCTTGACCATACGGGCCAAGTGGTCACGCTTGTCTTGTGGTGCACCCTCATCCTCGGCCTTGGCCAGCATGGCCCCGAACTTGGCGCGCAACTCGCGCTTGGTGTCGCCGCCAAGAATCAGCCGCGCCCCGGCCTTGGAATAGGCCGACATGATGGCCCCGAAGACGCCTTCCAGATAGGCCGCGCCGCCGCGCTTTTGGGCATTGCGGACCTTGCCCAGAAAGATGCCGATCTCGTCCACAATGTAATAGGCCGCCTGATGCTCGATCAGGTTGCGCATGATTTCCTGCTCCGACTTGATCCCCCCCTGCATGGCAAGGTGAACTCCAGCGGCCACATGCAAATCAGCCATGGCCTGTTGAACCGCTTCCTTGCCGGTGGCAGACGCGGCCACGCAAAACGCCAGCATGTTGGCCGTGACCCCATCCAGCGCGTCCTCATGGCGCAGCCCGCCGATGTTGCCGACCGTGACGATGGCACTGGCCACGGCCAAGCGACGGCGGGGATAGCGGCATTGGCTGTCGATCCATGCGGCCACGTCGCCGACAAAGCCTGGGGGGCTTAGAAGGTCGATCCCATCCAGCGGGAACGGGGGGGCAAGCGGGCCATCTTCAACTGGTCTCTCTGGGACCGGCGGGGCAAAGTCGCTTGCCGAAAAATCATCCTCCCCGCCATAATAACCCGCTTCAAAGTCGGCAAAACGTGCATCCTTGGCCGGCGCAGGGAAATCGTCCTTACTCATTTGGCAATCCATTCCTTGAAGGCTGTCTGTTCGGTGGGCGACATTTGCCGCCACAGGCTTGCGACCAACCGCTTGATCTGCCGCCCGGCAAAGGGGCTGCCCTGAAGCCGTTGCAGCGCCGCCAAGGCATAGGCCTCAAGTTCGGGCGGCGTGGCAGTTTCGGCCCAGAATCGTGCGTCTTCGCGGCTTGCTGTCTCGGTCAGCGCGACATAAGGCATCCCGGCGGCATGAACCTGAAGCCAATCATATGCCGCCCAGGCTGCGCCTTCCGGCGACACGGTGGCGCAGGCGTTGAGGTAAGCTATTCCGCGTTCTGTGGCAGCCCCCAGCCGCTCCGCGCTGTAATCGGGGGCAGGCGGGGCGAAGTCGTCATTCATGCAAGCCGCCATCTTCGCCGAAAGGTTCAACCTCAAGATAGTCTGACAACCCCTTGACCGTCAGATAATTAGGGTTGACCGTTTTCCGGTCACGGATAGCAGCTATGACGTTTCGATGAAGGCCCGTTTTCGCAGACACAACATCTAGCTTTCTGTCAGCTAGAAGCCGCGATATTTGGTCTAGGTCTAGCATTGTATTGCACCTTGCGTGTTTCGTTTTGCACTATTGACCTAGCATGATGCACCGTGTAAGGTCAATAGGCCAGGATCGAAGCCCGCACTGGCCGGGCGCGTTCAATGAACGAGAAAAAGGAGTGCAGGATGGGTATCCTGTCTGAAGTTACGGTCCCTGAAACGGGGCCGCAGATCATCACAATTTGTGGTGATGCTGGCACAGGGAAGTCGTCCCTCGCTGCCACATTTCCCAAGCCGATCTTCATGCGGGCAGAAGATGGCGTTGCGCGTATTCCAGAGGCATTCCGACCTCCGGCGCTGCCCGTGATTTCTGATGCCGATCAGGTATGGGAGCAATTTACCGCCCTTATCCACGAGCCTCACGACTACCAGACGTTGGTGGTGGATACGGTGTCTGCGCTTGACCGGATTTTTGTTTCCTCGATCATGAAGACGGACGGGAAGGCGAAGTCAATCAATGCGGCCATGGGCGGATATGGCGCGGGGTTTAACGCCCTTGCCGCCATGCACCAGCGCGTCAGGAAGGGCGCGGAACTTCTGCGCCAGAAGCGTGGAATGCACGTCATCTTCATTGCCCATGCTGAGGTTGACCGGGTTTCGCCCCCGGATGGCGACGACTATTCACGCTACTCCCTCAGAATGACGCACAACAAATCACTGCCCCCCTACGTTGATGACTTGGATGCGGTCGGGTTTCTGCGTCAGGAGATGTTCCTGAAAGGTGACGCAGACGAGCGGAAGCGCGCGATCTCGACCGAAGGAAGGGAGTTGATCTGCTACCTGACGGCCAACAACGTCTCCAAGAATGCTTGGGGCGTGACCGAGCCGATCAAGATCATTTTGGGTCAAAATCCTCTGGCTCAATATCTTGGCAAGCAACCGAAACAGAAAGAAGGAGAATAACCGTGGGTTTCTGGAACCTGAGCGACGGCGAAGACGCCGCAAAGACCGGCGCGGAATACGAGATTCCCGGCGGCAATATGGACCCTATCCCGGCAGGGTCTTCGGTGCTGGCCATGGTGGACGAGGCCAAGTGGGCCACAACCCAGAACGATGCCGAGGAATACATTTCCCTGCGCTGGACCGTGCTGGCCCCGGAAGAATACAAGAACCGGAAGGTATTCCACAAGCTTTGGGTGACGGACCACGACCCGAACGCCAAGGACCATGCCAAAGCCGTTGCCAAGACTGACAAGGCCCGGAAGATGCTGGCGGCTATCGACGCCAACGCCGGAGGCAGGCTGACCGCCAAGGACGCCAAGCCGTCGAATGACGATCTGGCAATGGCCCTGATGGACAAGCCGATGGTGATCACTCTGGGCCTTTGGGACATGGCGGGCAACACCGGCAACTGGGTTATGGCTGTCGCCCCGAAGAACAAGGAACTGAAGATCGGCGACAAGGCTCCGGCGAAGGCTGGGGGCAACCGTTCCAGCGGTTCGTCTGGTGGCAGCCGCGCCGAACTGGACGACGAGATTCCGTTCTAATCGGACGGAAGCCCCGGCCCGTCATGCAGGGTGGAACCGCTTGGCTTGAG